AATTCGGGATTGCTTTCGGTACAGGGGGTTGAGGCTAATCCGGACAGGTCGTCCCCCTGTTTCGGGGTCGTTCCACGTACTCCCCAAGATTAACCTATCTCTGCCCCCTTGAAACGATCTTTTGTCAAACCCAACAATCAGGTCTTTGGGTAGCCTTCCCCCGAAGTACCGGGAGTTTAGAAGGTGGTAGAGTTCTTTGGGGGTCGGCGGTTTATCCTTCACAGGCTTCTTTTGCCCCCACGAGGATTCATTCGGACCCCGGCTTGCTTAAGCCGTCTTGAAATGGTCTCTCGGGTGGTTCCAAAGAGTTTCCCTATCTCTTTCGCCGACAAACCGCGACCGGAATCGTACAATTCAATGATCTTTGGAAGGGGGAGTTCTAATCGTCCGTAGCCGCCCATTGGCAAGGGCTTCGGTCTGTTTTGGTTCTCGACAACCTCTTCCGTTCCCCAAGGCACAAAAAAGGGAACAGAAGCCTCTTCGACATAGTTCGCTGCTTTTCTGAGAAGAGTCGAGTCGTCGTGAAGCTGCCCGATTCCACGGTTACATAAATCGCAAAGCAACCCGCGTACCTGCCCCGTGATATGATCGTGGTCCACGGCTAAGCTTTTACCAGACCGATGGGTGTCCGATCCAGAAGGAACAAACCCACACAAGGCGCAAGCTCCCTTCTGTTTTCTCAGTATTGCGTCGTATTGATCCAGGGTAAGATTAAAATTATCCCGGAGTTTAATCTTTCTTGAACTATGCCGAGCCCTTGCTTTCACTTCTTCGGGGTGGGTTGCCCTGTATATTTCTCCTCGAATCTTGCTCCGGAGTTTTTTCTGTTCTTCTTTTGGCAGAAGTTCGATACCCTCGATACGGTGTTTTATTGGGACACCCACGCAACACTCTCCTCAGCGGTCAACAAGATAGTCAATAAGACTTGGATTTTCTTGCAATACTTGGAGGAGAACAGGAGACACGGCTAACACAAACTCCTCATCATCCAACTTTCCTCCCATCACTACAGTAGGATGCGTACAAGCATGGAGGCACTCGTGCAACAAAATTTCACGGGCTTTGGACTTCCGTAGTCTCGCTCTTACACAAATCTGAAGATCATTTGTCGAGCAATGACCGAGGTCATTAGGCATGAAAGAGGCGGGTTTTCGGAGAATAGTATAAACGTGGGGCCCCACCCTAACACTGCTCGGCATTGGAACGGGCTTGGGCATCAGTCTCCTACTCGCTAAAACAACGTCCCAAGAAAAAGGCCACCCAGAACACCGGCTACATCAAAGCCCAGAGAGCGGAGGAAAACCATAAACACCTAACGCCGTCCGTCATCACAGAGAAGGACACGGCACAACCGGCGGCATAAACAATCAACAGGGAGATTAAGAGCATAACTACTCCGGCATCGGAACTTGGTAGTTGGCCGTCAGCTTTTGGACGTAGGAAGCGACACCGGGGGAAAGATTCACCATCGGATGTCCGGCGTTCCAGCACTCCCCAATTCCGGCCAGGCTTGAAGGCTTCCACCGAGCCAAAAGGTGGTTCAGGAACCCGACCGTGGCCGAAGCGCATTTCCCGAGATCGGACATATCCTTGGGCGAGAACCCGGGAGGGCAATTAGGAAACATTATCTGCCAGGGACCGTAAGAGCACGCTGCGGCAGAGCCGTACTTCTTCAGGAGGGGGGCCATTACCGGACCGGAGCCATAAACACCCCCCGAGTCGAAGGCCGGTTCGTGCCGGGGAACGCAATTAACACCAAAGCTCGACTCGTTCCCGCTCATAGCCCATAGTAGTTGGGTTCCGTCAACACCGGGAGGCAGTCCGAGTAGTTTGGGACCCGATACCCGGCATTGGTCTGCGATCTGTTGGGGGGTAAAATTAGTCACGCAGGTTTCCTCGGGGTTGGGTGTTGGTTATTTAATCAACATTTGCTTTTGGTTTGGAAAAAGCCCCCCAAGGGGCCCCAAAGTACCAAGCCGGTTTTTGGGAGACCCCTTTTCAATTCTAAAGGGGTTATGAACCGAGAGGATTTGAAACTGTTTACTACTTAATCAACTTTTCTCCTCAAAACAGAATCTGAGAAGAAGGAAGGGGGTTTACTAGGTCACGTAGCCTCCCCACGGCACCCCTAAGGGGGCAAGGCCACCCCCACCTAAAAACCACTCAGGGTCCCCTCTATCCTATTGATTCTAAACACTCTAGTCTCAGTCGCGCTGTACTGTGCTGCGCCGTTCTTCGCTCTGTCTTGTCTCGTCTACGGCACAGTCTGGCTGTAAGCTATTGATTCTAATACTTGATTAGCTAACGATCATTAGTAATGGGCAGGTTTCACTACGATCTGCTCGCTGGTCAGGCGCTTCCAATGTAAAGCTGGCTTGCCATGTAACCACCATACATCGACTCAGGCAGCAATCTACCTAGTACCTAGAGCCGCTTCAACCGTACCAGACAGCTTAGGCGCAACCCTGCGCGGCTTGGGCTTAACTCGTTTGATTCCAACCAGTTGCCGTGTGGCGTCTAATCTCTCTTGCACAGTTGCGTTCTTATCCTCAGCTATAGCGACTAGCACCCGTTCAATACGTTTGGTGAATGACAGAGAATGTGCGGGCATGACCTATGTGCTTTGCTATGAGATTACGAGGCCAGTGTGACTATTGCAGTCAGGCGTAGAAAACTGGCAGCGCGGTGTGCGCTTTGCGCGTATGCTGGCCTCTACTCGCTATAGATAACGATTGACGATACAATGGGCGATCCGTCCATTACCCGGACAAATGAAAATAAATTACGACCGCATATTCATTGGCTGGATTGAGTTTTGCACAGCCTGACCGCTTGACACGTCTCGGTAATAAGCGCAGTCTCGAATATGTAAGCAGTTGAGCAGCACAACAGGGAGACAAGACAATGGGTGACAATGCAGCGGTATTACAAGGATTCACGCGGGAAGTGGTTGCTTCCAATGCAGCGATGGACCTGTTCTTGCTCGTCAAGCCGGGTACCGACTTTGATGATGCGTTCCGGGCTTGGGATGCAGACGGGCAGGAATTTATCCGCGTCAATGGCTGGCTGTTCTCAGTTGAGGATACAGCAGCATCTTCACGGCATTTTAATTCATAGGAAAGGGGTTACACCATGTATCGCATCTACACTGAGGACGTGAACAGACAGGACGTTTACGCTACCCTCGATTCTCACGTCTCAGGTTACACTGTTCTGGAAACCATCGGCTCGTGGAAAGGGCAGCGGGAAGATTCTCTAATCATTGAACTGTTGGACGTTCCGGCCTCTACAGTCACGGCAATAGCTCGAACGATCAGAGCGCACAACAAGCAAGAATCTGTGCTGGTCGTGGTCGTGCCGGAATCCCATGTTTTTATCACTGACTGATCTTCGCGGGCTGGCCGGTCCCGGTAAACTGGCCATTCATACGGACTTATGAAGAGGGCATGGCCGTTGGAATGAAGATCGCGGCAGCGGGCGGCAACGGCACTTTGGGCGCTATCTTCCGCTAGTAAACCTGTCCAGATAATGGACAATCGCAGAGTGAGGCACGGCGCAGCGTGCCTTTAATGCGGCGGTATCGTTTCAAGCCGATACGCATAGAAAGGGAGCTATGAATCAACCCATCACCACGGCGGAGTATATCACACTGCAAACGGCTTACGACTTCTTCAATCAGGAGCTATTTGCCGGGAAGTTGCCGCAATGCCTGATTACCTTGCAGCGCAAGAAAGGCGCAAGGGGTTATTTTAGCCCGGACAGATTCTCAGGTCGCGGCTTCGAGGGCAAGGCGCACGAATTGGCCCTGAATCCAGATTGTTTCGTGGACCGCACGGATGAAGAGATTCTTTCCACTCTGGTACACGAGCAAGCGCACGTTTGGCAGCAGGAGTCAGGCAAGCCCGCCCGCAAGGGCTATCATAACAAGGAGTGGGCCTCGAAGATGAAGGATGTGGGCCTCTATCCCTCGGATACGGCGCAACCTGACGGCAAGGAAACCGGCCAGAAAGTGTCGCACTACATCATCGAGGGAGGCGTTTTCTCTCTGGCCTGGGCCAAACTTGCCAAGACGGGAATCAAGCTGTCCTGGGAATCCAAAGGCAAGGCAATAGTCCGCACGGCGAAAGCCGAGAGTAAGGTCAAGTACACTTGCCCCAATTGCGAAGCGAACGCCTGGGCCAAACCGGAAGCTAACCTGCTTTGCGGCGCTTGCTCCTCCGAAGACGGCGGGCTAGTCGATATGATCGCGGCCTGATTGCAAGTTGTTTCGTACCATACAAACCGCGCCTATCCGATGGTAGGCAAACGGGAAAGGCTCTCAGGTCACAGATAGTGACTGGCAAGAGAGCAGAAAGGGAGAAAATGAGCAAGACAAGGCTAGTGGTAATCATCCGGCAGCACGGTTTCAGAGCGTGGATTTCAAACGGTCACATCTTCGCCGAGGATGTAGTTTACGACCGGGCGGGCGGCAAGCACCTGGCCGCCGTGGAACTCTGGCCGTCCATCAAGGCAGTCAAGGCTTTTCTCGGATACTAACTTCAACCAGAATCGAGGCGCAAGACAATGACAGTGCAGGAGTTGATTGACAAGCTAAACACAATGCCCGCAGAATTACGGAGTGCTGAGGTTGTAGTTCAAACCGAAAATGACTACGGCGGCGCGGAGTCGATAACGGCAAAGTGCGGAGAAAATCAGTTCTGGTGGGCGCCCGCACAAGTTATTATCTCCGCACGATACTAGTCCAGGTAATGGACTTCCACAACCAGCACTTGACACGTTTGATCGTTAGGTGTAACGTCAATCAAGATGTATCACGGCGCAAGGGGGCGCAAGAAAATGTCAGACACTCGGATTGTAAACGCAATAGCGGCGAGAATTGCCGGAGTTTTCGATGATCGTGACTTGCGAGAACTAGGGCCACTTTTCCCTGACCGCATGGAGGATATTGCAAGGCTGCTCTCCATGCGAACCTCACGACGCAAGATCAAGACGTAACCGGCCTCAAGGCCGTAACGCACCTTTGCCCTATCTCAAGCTAGGGATGAGAAAGCCGGAGAGCGGAGGAACAAAGTGAACGATTCAACTGTAAAACTCGCGGGGCTTGCTGGTCTGGTAGTCTTCGCTATACTCGTTCGACTGGCTTATGCGTGGGCCTCGCGGCGCGATGCTAGAGCCAGGGCCAGGAGCCGAGACGCTGAACACAACCGGATGGTGGAAGAACTAGCCGCCAGATGGTGGTTTGAAGAGGTCTTGCTCATTCCCGATTCACACGAACCACGGCATTACACGGACGCAAACCAGTTTGACATAATGATTATCAACCCGCGTCTACGGTGGTAAACAGTCCAGATAACGGACTACCGCGATTGACCAGAAAAGAGGGGCTATGATTGACGTTGGCCTAAAACTCGCAAGGCGATACGCTCGTGGTGAATGTATTGCTTGCGGCCACAAAGTTTGCTCGTGCAAGACGAAAGGCAAGCTCCGCAACCATCCAAAGGGCATTGGACGCGCCGAAACAAGAGAGCCGTCTATGACCATAATCCGGCACGAAGCCGGGCAACTGTCCGGGTAATGGACTTCTCACTCAGTCTCACGGCGCTCAGGAGGGCGCGAAACATGGACAAGATCAGGGCGCAGCGGGCAATCGAGGGTGTGCTGGCGCAGTTCGACTTTGAGCCGGTACACGATCACATGTTACGGGTCAACTGGCAGTATTCGTCAGATTCTATGCGGGAACCCTCGGCGGTTCCGGGCATCGACCGGCTCAAGGATATGGCGCGGGAAGTCCTTCAATCGGCGGTTTACGGGAAGTATTGCACCGAGGGCCACGCTTCCGTTAGGTGCGGCGGGTTTGAGGCCCGGATTGACAGATGGCCGAACTCTGACACTTTCACGATGGCCCTTTCTTTCGTTCCGTTCCGCACCGAGGAGAGATTCTAGCCGGGCGTAAGCCCGTAATGCGCCGATGGTCCGTCTCAAGTCGGACAGGTGGAAAGCAGAGAGCGGAGGAAACAATGGAAACCACGATTCCCTTTACCGGATTTTACGAATCGGACCACGAGTCACTGATCGAGAACGAATTGGAGCAGATGTTCTCGGACAATAACGGCGACCCTTTGCCCAGTGCGGGCGACTCCTGGGAACACATCGACTGGGCCAAAGTCCATCTGGCCTATGCTCAAGAGTACGCGGGGCAGTTCTTCGCGCTGCTCTCGGACGCGGCGAAGATCAAGATTCCATACAAGTTTGTGGAGTTGACTTCGCCCGGCTCCTACAACTTCACAACTGATCGAATTTTCTGCACGGTTTCGCAACGCACGGCGCGGGCCTTGTACAAGCTGGCGGACAAAACCGCGCTGGACAAGCTGATCAGAGACAAATTCACGTCCTATGACGGGTTCACGTCCTACTATGACAATTCCCTCACGGCATGGCCGAAAGACGTTTTGAAGTGGGACGCAAACCAGATCGGCACCCTGGTGGAGTCTGTTTTCTTCCAGTTCTTCGCCCGGAAGGACTTCCACGCATACGAAATGATGGTAGATGAAAACGGCGAGATCGACTCCCTGCTGTATGACGCCTTGGACGCGGAAGGGCGCAAGATTCTCAAAACCGAGAGAGCAACGGCAGACGGCGAAGAGTAGTTCATTACCCGGACGGCGGGCCGGTAGATTCCCGCCACTTTTTACCGGCATCATTGGAGGACAACATGGACCACCAAAAACTAGCACGGATTAACAACCTGGGGCGCGAAATTATGGCCCTGGAATCACGGCTGGCTTCTGTCCAGTTTCACATTCAGGCCGCACGCGAGCGTTTGAATGAAGACAACCTGACTTTCCGGGATTGGAGCGAAGCCGCGCACGAGTACGGCGTATCCTCCGCTTCTGCCTTTGCCCTTGACCACCGCTTGACTATCGTCCGGGGCCGGTTTCACTTCGAGGCGGACACGATTTAGTCCATTACCCGGACAGAGTTTTCCACGGCCTGGGCTTGACAACGATTTTTAACCGTGCTATGCTAAGCACATCCTCAAGAAAGGGGCGCACAATGAAGGCAGGAGACATAATTCACATCAACGCCGACACGAAAGATTGGGGGCGGGTTGCCTCAGACGGCCTCGTGGTCGCGGTCTACTCCAACCAGTTCATCCAGGTCTACGCAAATAGCATCCTGGCAACGGTCACAGTCCGCAAGGCGGAAGTTTCCCCGATTCAAAACCCGGTCGAGGACTTCGCCGAGCGCATCAACCCCACCAACCTCGGATTCTCGCCGAAAATGACCGCTCTGATCAGGGCCATTATCGGCCATGACTACGGAGTGCGGGACGGGCGCGGCGGAACGCTCACCAGCTTGTCCATTACCTCCGATGGATTCGTGATCTGCGGCAGCACGGCATCAGACGGGGGCGGCGCTTTCATCGGCTCGGCCTCGGACCTAGACAGGAACCTTGCGGATTACCGTTTCCAACTGGCCGCTGAGAATGACGAAGACGCGGAAGAATTCGACCGGCTGTATGTCGCCAACGTCAAGGACTGGCGGAACTACTAGCCGTTGTTTCGTACCATACAAAACCGTCCAGATAATGGACAGAAAAGGGGAGCCGATGGCGCACGAGTATAACGAATGGTATGTGGACGTTCCCAAGCAGCCCAACCTCGATCCGGGAATGGACAACGAGTGGGAGAACGTCCAGACCTTTGCAACTAGGGAAGAGGCTATTGCCTTTGCCAAAGAGCAGTTTGGTGCGGACGATGAAGGGCGCGTCTCGCTCGTAACCAGCTAATCCAACCCGCGCCCGCCCGGTATGGCGGGAAAACGGGAAAGTGACCCAGGCGGCCCAACCGCTGGCGAGGGTCGAGAAAGGGTAAAATGCTAAGCGGAGAGCAGTTGATAATCGTTGCCTACACGCGGGAAGATGAAGTGATCTGTCGCGCTTGCGGCGAAGCCGGACACGAGAGTATGGGTCACGCTCTGTCCGCATACGAAGCCGGGGAGTACGCGGGAGCCGATGGTCTGACCTGCGAAGACTGCGGGAAAGAAATCATCGAAGCCTACCAGTGGGCCTGCCCGCATTGTGGCCGCTTGTACGAGGGCTTTGAAGCGGAAGACTCGGAGAACGAGGAAAACAAGACGGGGAAGTGCTTCGAGGACTGCCCCGGCGAAGACACCGAAGACGAAGACGAGGAAACGGACTGACTCCTCGCGGCGTCCAGGTAATGGACTTTTAACCCGGCCCGGATGGGCGAGAATTGAGGCGGCATGAAAGTCGAATTTGTAAGAGAGTTGCCCAGGTCTGGAACGGGGGCCAGCCAGTGCCTTGTGAAGAAGGGCGAGGAGTTCTTCGTCGTGTCTTCGGTAGTCGTCATGTTTAGCGGGTTTGAAACCCTAGTCTTTCCCGCTGATAGCGCCGGGAAGATCACGGACTGGATGGAAGTTGCGGGCGGGCGCGGTGTGTCCCGCGAAACGGCCATTGAAGACCTGGAACACGTCTAGCCTAACCGTTCGCCGGGAGCGTAACCCGGTATGACCTCAAGAGCAAGCCTTCACGCGGCGGGGTTGAGCGACTACTAATTGCTCGGAAAGCAGGACACAATGGCAATGCCCAAGAAAGATTTTATCGCCCTGGCTGACAAGGTGCGCGGCCTTCAACCCCTCAACGGTCAGGGAACAATCCTGGCTCAGCGGGCCGAAGATTGGACCCGCTTGGTTTACGCTCTGGCCGACTTCTGCGCGGAGCAAAACCCGGCCTTCAACCGCGCCCGGTGGATTGGCTACATCAAGGGCGAGTGTGGGCCAAACGGCGGCGCTGTCAAGCCGGTAAAGGCCAAGCAGTGGCTCGGATAACCATCAACCAGTCCATTACCTGGACTAGAAAGGCGGCGCGTATGGCCGTTCCTCAAAACGTACTCGATGCCGTCTACGGCTCAAAACCGGCAGACTGGCGTCAACACAAAAATGGTGGGGGTTGGGTGTACAAAACCGCCACAGTTGAAGACTCGGCCTATCTTCATCCAACCTCAATCGTGTTCGGCGATGCGCAGGTGTCCGGCGATGCGGGGGTGTTCGGCGATGCGCGGGTGTTCGGCGATGCGCAGGTGTCCGGCAAGGCGTGGGTGTTCGACGATGCGCGGGTGTCCGGCAAGGCGCAGGTGTCCGGCAAGGCGCAGGTGTCCGGCGATGCGTGGGTGTTCGGCGATGCGCAGGTGTTCGGCGATGCGCAGGTGTCCGGCAAGGCGTGGGTGTTCGGCGATGCGCAGGTGTCCGGCAAGGCGTGGGTGTTCGACGATGCGCGGGTGTTCGACGATGCGCGGGTGTTCGGCGATGCGCAGGTGTCCGGCGATGCGGGGGTGTTCGGCGATGCGCGGGTGTTCGGCGATGCGTGGGAAACAACCCCCCCTCTCCTGTATGGAACCAAGCACCCCCTTTCGCTTTGCTCCCTTACGCAGATCGCCATCGGCTGTCGCGTTCACGACTTCGCCTATTGGCTCGAACACGGACCGGCCATAGGCCGCTCCGAAGGCTACACAATCGAGCAGATCGCGGAGTACAGGCGACACTTCATGTACCTCAAGGCAATTGCCAAGAGGCTCCAGGCCGCGCAGAAGAAGGCGGCGAAAGCCAAGAAGTAAAACCCGGCCCAGCGGAACCTGGGATGCTCCCTAATCAACCAGCGTCCAAGTCGCGGGGAGCGGGCAACGTCCAGATAACGGACGGCTAATGGTGAAAGAGGTTTGAAATGAGTCTATCAGAGCAAGCGAGGAACTTGCATAATTGCTACGAACTAACCGAAGGGCAGGTCCGCGAGGCGACTGATGAGGCTTTCAACGCCGCACAGGCTGTGCTAAGCGACTACGGGTATTCGGTCAGCAACACCGACCCCGCCGAGGAACTTGTAGCGGCAATCTACAAGTATTTCGTGGACTCCGCCGAACCAGACGCTCCGGGGGATACGGAATCGTGCTAGTTCGCTCCTTCATCCAACCCCCGGCAAGGCTAAGCCGCCGATCTGTTCACTCCCTGGCGGACGCCGCACACTCCTTGTCCAGCTTTCTCCGGGCCAAGGCCAAACCCCGCACGGCAAAACCGGAGTGGACGTGTACGGCTTGCTTGGCGGGAAAATGTAGTCTCTGCGTCAGCGCCCGGTGTGTTTGCGGGCAGAAAGAGGGGCACAAGTGACCGTCCAGCAAGCCGCATGGCTCGGCGAAGACGACGTGGTAGCCTCCGCTTTTCAGCACGACCGGCTGACCCCGGTCCTGACACCGCGCCATAGTTTTCCACAGGCGGACTTGACAAGCAGAGCCAGGTGCGCTATTATGATTTTAGCGGTCGCAGTGCTGATCTGGCTGTAGGCCCCAAACCGAAAAGTCCATTAACCGGACAGAAATGAGACCAAATGACCGGCCAGCCCAACAGCACGAGATTCTACCAGGAGGAGATCGAGAACGTCACCCTCCAACTCACGCAGGACGTGACCCCGAAGCAACGGCACGACCTCGAAACCAGGCTCCGGGTCGCTAAGCAGTATTTGGCTGAACCCACCCCTGTCCCGCACACACATCAGCAGCGTCTAGACGATCACCGGTAAAGATTTTCACCCGCGTAAACACTGGAGATAAATGAGATTTGCACAGATTATCCACAGTTTAGTGCGATATTGCACTTG